GATTTCTGAAGATGATGACGATTTAGCCTACTTTGCTAAGTTAGCAGAGGAATAAATCTCCTGAATTTGTTATGATGTTTTGAACTTTACACCCCGCCTAGTGCGGGGTTTTTTATACCGGTCTTAGGTTTTGTCTTTGTGTTTTTTGTAATGTGGTATCTTCATTTCTAACAGAGACTGTACTATCAGAAACCAAACCACCACCAGAATTACCACCAGACATACTAACATTCTTTGAGTTATCAATACTAATTACTTTTGGCTTTTGGCTTTCCATCTGTAGGTTATTGTTTTGATTTATAACCTCTTGTGCTTTTTGACCAACAGGCGCTGGAGGTGGTGCTGGTGAAGCTGTAGGTGCTGTTTGTACTGATGGCATCTCAGTAACAGAAGATTTTTTAGGACGAATAGCTGGTCTAATATAACCAAAACCAGCCTTGTTTATATCTACATTTTTCTGTATAGATTCTGGTGCTTCTTCAGTCAGATTTTTAGTTCTTTGATTTGCAGCTTTTTCAGCAACTTTCTGCATAATTTCTTTAATCTGTACAAGTCTATCATACGCAACTTTTGGTTCATCCTGTTCCGGAAAGTTACCATATACGTCTTTATAAATTTCTCTTGTACCTTGAATGATACCTGCGGCCGCAGCGGTAGGAAGACCACCAGCACCTCCAGCAACTTCTAATGCGGCACCAGTATAATCACCAGAAGCAATTTTAGGAATAGCAAATGCTGCTCCCACTAATGCACCAGCAATAGGAACTCCTTCGAATATTGATTTTGCGGCTAATTTAGTTACTGTTTTTTCGGCAGATTTTTCAATTATCTTTTCATCAACAACTTTAACAGCCGTTTCTGCTGTTCTTTCGGCAACATCTTTACCAGCCGATGATGTAACTTTCTCGGTTACTTCTTCTGCTGTTTTTTTCTCCAACTGTTTTGCGGTTTGTTCTTCAGCTTCTTTGGCAAGATTTTTTTCAGCAATTTCTTTTGCGGCTTTTTCTGCTGCTTCTTTTGCAGCTTTCTTTTCTAATGACTTGGCTAAAGCATCCGCAGCTAATTTTTTTAAACCATCTAATGCATTTAACAATTTATTCAATAAATCACCACCACTTATTTTGCCTTTTATTAAACTCTTTTTGGTTTTTTTACCTAAAATAGCTTCTAGCAATTCTTTGTGCCATTTTTTATCTCTTTTTTCTTTTTTTATTTTATCATTTATGTCATGGTCTCTATAATTTTCATCTTGGTCATAACCACGTTTTATTAAATTGTAAAGTTTACCTAATACATCAGTGACTGATTCACCTTTCTTCATTCTCTGACGTTGGCCTTCAGCCACTTTGGTATATAATGCTGGTTGAATTGCATCTAAATTTGAATCTTGTGTCACGCCAGCTGAAGAACCATATCTTTTACCGCCTGCAAAGTATTGAATATCTCTCTTACTTCTACCTGTGAGTTTACCCAGAACAGCCGCACCAAAATTGCCAGTCAATTTTTTGGCAATGTTTAGTGGGTCAAATTTTTCTTTAATGCCGGTTACTTTAGCTTTAAGTTTATTTGAAATAGCAGAACCTAAAGAACCAATAACTCCACCGCCAGAAGCAATGTTCTGTGCTGCTAAATCGAATAAACCCGTATTTCTTAATTTACGAGCTTCTTGATATGTCATATTGGCCATTTAGGGTCCTACTTGTTGAAACATTGGTAAATCTTGTGGTGATGGTTGTGATATAATTTGTTTTTGTTTTCCAGTTCCACCACCGACTATATTTGTTTGTGTATTATCTATAATAACTGTACTACTATCTTGTGATTTTAAATCTTTATTTGTGCTTGACGAACTATTTAATTTATCACTTTTTGTGGTTCCTGGAATTGTAGATGCGTGTGGCGTTAAACCTTGTTTATTCAATCTTTTTTCTAATATAGATTCAAATTCGGATGCTTTTATCGTAGCTAATTCTATATTAGTTTTTCCTTTAACGGGATCAGGAAGATTAGCATCTATTAATGCTTGTTCTACCGTCATGTTTGTATTTTTTCTATCATAAACAGCTTTAGCACCGCCTGCACCAATGTAGTGTGCCATATATTCATAACCGGGTGTTAAAGGTACACCCAATCTTTTTAATGTTGAAACATCTTGTTCATGTAACATTTTAAACAGTTTATCTTGCACTTCTGGAGTAAATTTTGTTGTCTTCATATCAAGTCCAGATTGTTGAATAAGGCCTGGATGAAATACTCCTTTTTTATCTTTTGCACCAAAAAGAGTTGAATTCATAAATTGATATTTACCCATAGCACTTGTACTCGGAGATTTTTTATTTCTCTCTTTACCTAAAACGTCAACTTCTTCAAGAGTTAAATCTGTTAGTTTTTTGCCAAACAAATCTTCTGGACTCATATTTGGGCCATGTACCACATTTCTGTTTTTATCTAATGTATCACCAAACGTTATATTATAATTTCCACCCGATTCAGCACCACCAATAGCTATTGTTGTTGCACCCAAGGCTGCGACACCCAAGCCAACTTTTGCCGCTGTAGATATTGACGGTGTGGTTACAGGTGCTTGTGTTGGTGCAGCTGTTTGTTTCACTGGTGCTACAGGCGGAGTTTCAGCAGGTTTTGCTGAAGGTGGTTGTTTTACAGAAACAGTTTTTTGTGCTGTTGTTATTTCAGCAGGTTTTGTTGTAACCGTAGGTTTTGCTGGTGTTGTTTCAACTGGCTTTGTTGTAACCGTAGGCTTCGTTGATGGTGTTACTGGCGTACTTGGTGTAGTTGGTACTGTTTCAGTACTTGCTGCAGCTTTCTTTTTGGCTTCTTCTATAACCTTGTCAGCTTCGGCTTTAGATTTTTCATACTCACGTTTGGATTTTTCTGTAGCTTTTTCAAGGTCTTCAGTTTGTTTTCTTCGTGTGTTTAAGGCTTCAATTATCTCTTTGTGTCTATCTGTCTCATCTTTAATTTCAGATGGTCTATCAATGTCACGATAGATTTCAAAATTAAGCCTTTTGTCTTCTTGATTTTTTTTGATAAGATTGAATAATTTCGCTGGAACATCAGCAAGAGAATCACCTTTTTTTAACCTAGGTCTTTGACCAGCAGTTACTTTGGTATAGAAAGCTGAGTCTGTGGTTTTTGTCAGTTTAGTGAACACATCCTTTTTGGGACGAATGTTCATAAATTTACTAGGATCACTACCTTTTCCAGGTGTCATCTCTCTAGTTGCATTACGAGGATCATTTATGGCAGCAGATACGGCATCACGATTAAATGTATTTTTAAAACGTGTAGCTATGCCAGATATTTTTTCTGTAATCATCTGCTGTTTTGTCTTTGTTTAATCTTTTCGTTCTCTTGTTCAATATAGTTTATAAGCATAGACACATAAATGTCTCTTTCCCAAGGAATCATATTGTCAAGTTCAGTCAAACTATATTTGTGATGTTGCATCATAGCAAAGTTTGTCTGATAGTGATTCCTCAAATTATCATGGCGAAATGTTAGACGAAAAAACCTTCAAGACCCTCCACTTCTATTTTGTGTTGAAAACCACATTTACCACACTTCATCTCAACAGTCTTATGTAATGTTGGTAAGTTATCAAAGAAATTTTCAATCTTTTCAAATTGTTGTTGATTCAAAGATTCAATAAATTCTACCAATTCTTCTTGTGTAGATTCTTTGGCATAATAATATTGTTCGCCATCAAAAATGTATTCGATTGAATTGATAATCATATTGAAAGCTAAATCATTTACATTATCAGAATTTTTTGATGTTAGTATAGAGAATTCTGGATATTTAAGTTTAATACTCAATTTATCCGTCAATTGAATTGTGTCTGATTGATTATCAGGAAAATCAACTTGAATATCCAAAAGATTCAATTCAGAATCCATTAAATTACCACAAGTTTTATCATCAACTACATTCTCACAACGGTATTTGTTATCAACAACTTCACCCACAGACCTAGCTCTGAGTTGAATAAAGTAGTATTCAACATCGAGTATTGGTAAACGGTCAATATCAACATTTTCAGTTAAAGTACAATTGTGTAATACCTGACGAATATTTTTCTCAATGGTATCTTTATCATCAGACTCCATGGCCATCATTAGGTTACGTTGTTCTTTAACTAAGAATGGTCTAAATCTAATATGTTTTTTAGATAATGGTAAATTCAGTTCATAGACTGGTGCATCAATTTTTGGCAAAGCCATTTCATTCTCCTATCAAATAAATTAATTATGATCCACTTTCTTCACCCGATGAAAGGTCGGCACTCTCATTACCGCCGCCGGCAGCAATTTCATCACTCACCGACAAATACGTTTCTCCGGCAGTTGATGTTAAAAGTCCTGTAGTATCTGTACTCAAATTGCCATTAACATCAAACAACAAAGGATTTGCGTATGGTACTGGAGAATTTAATGTTCCAGCACCGCCTGTAGGTCCGCTTGTAACACGAGATATAACTGTTTGTAACAAACTTGTACCCAAAGCCTGTATAGAATTGTTTTGCCAGTATGTGTAAGCAAACACAACAGTTAGTTTGTGGTGTTCAGTAGAAGACCAATCTAAATCTAGTTGATTCACAGCAATTGGATACGCATCAATTAAATTGATAGAATATGTTAGATTATTTGTAACATCATATTGGTTTATCTGTATGTTTGA